TGAATATTTTCTGATGATAAATCATTTGGTTCATTATTATAATTAATTTTATTAATTTTATCATTTATTTTTACCATATTTTTTATTTTTAAATCAAAAATGTCAGTAATAGTTTCTTCTTTTAAATTTATAATTTGTTTATTTAACTCAGGAATACTAAATATTTGTAAATATTTATTTAAAAATTTTGTATCATCAAAATAAGATAATCTTGACATTATACAAGATATTAAACTAATTAATGGTATATCCATATAGTTATATATTAATATAAATATTAATATATATTAATATTAATGTCTGAAAATCAATCAAATATATTAGAAAAACATATTAATATTATTGTAACTTGTCCACATTGTAATGACTTAATTCTAATAGAACAATTAAATTGTAGAATTTTTCGTCATGGTATTTTAAAATCCAATAATACTCAAATTAATCCACACGCAAGCAAAAATGATTGTGATAATTATATAAATAATAATTTGATATACGGTTGCGGAAAACCGTTTAGAATAATAGAAATTATTAATGAAAACAATAATGAATTTAAAACAGAAATTTGTGAATATATTTAAATTATAAAGCTAAATCAATTACTACTGGATAATGGTCTGAGTCATATTTTCCACAATATTCGTTATATTCGTGATACATAAAAGCATTTACAATATTATTTTTTATTCCATCTGTTACTAAAATATGGTCTATCATTGAATAATCTTTACTAGAAGCAGTATTACAATTACTATCAGAATCATACCAATCACTAAATCTTTCATTTTGTACGATTGTTTCGGCTATGCTATGAAGAGTATATTTTCCTGAATAGTCACCATAATTACCTTTCAAAATATCAAGAACTTGAGATGTAGGAATATTATTATTCACATCTAATACTTTACCATCAAAATCATTTAAATCGCCAAGCATAATGATTTCATATTCACGATTTATATAATCAAAAATAATCGTTTGTAAAACCATAGCTTGAGCTTCTCTCTGAACACACCTAGAAGGATCTGTAGGATAAGCAATTAAATGTGCTGTTATAAATGCTACATTCATTCTATTGAATACAAATTCAGTAATATAATGTTTACTAACACCGCTTGAGCTTGAAGAACCAGTATATCCACACTTTGAACCATAAATCGGATAATCATATCTTAATTCAGTTCTGTAAAGACTTACAATAGGGTCAACTCTTGTTAACATTCCAACATTTTGCCCGGTAGAGCTATCAGTACCTTGTTTTAAGTAAGGTTTATAACTGCCATCTAATTTTGCTGCTAATATATTAAGCTCGTCACATCCTTCAACCTCACAAAAATTAATTATATCTGGTTGAATTGTGTTAACTACATTTGAAACATATGACATATGAGTCTCGGCTTCGGATGAATTTTTCCAAGGACAACCACTGCCTGGACAGTTTGAAGAACTACAATAATCAATAAATAACCATTCAACATTATATTGCGCAATTCGTAGCTTGTGTTTATCTTTACGCCTATCTTCGATAGTTGTTACTACTGGACATTCAGTATCCGCAAAAATATTACCTACAAATAATGAAAGCAATAAAAAGGTGCTTAACATACTTTTCTATATATATACAATTTAAAAAAGATTTAATATATATAGAAAAAATTGATTATAGATAAATATATATTAATATTATTAACAATAAAAATAATGAAGGCTTTTAATACTAAAATAATGTTACCAAAAATTAAATTATCAGATGAAAAATCCGCAAAAATATTTCCTGAAGTTGAATATAAATTACAATTTGATGGATGTAGCAAATCAAATCCAGGTATAGCTGGAGCTGGCGCGGTTATTTATAAATTTAATGACGAAATTTCTACTAAAATTCAATTTGTTGGAAATAATGAAACAAATAATGTTGCTGAATACACAGGATTAATCATAGGACTTTTAGACGCAATTAATCTGAATATTAAAGTACTTGTAGTTGAAGGAGATAGTATGCTTGTGATTAAACAGATGAAAGGTGAATATAAAGTTAAGTCAGCAAACCTAATTAATTTATATAATAAAGCAAAGACTTTAGAAAAAGAGTTTGATATTGTAACATTCAAACATATTTATAGAGAGAATAATAAACGTGCGGATGAATTATCTAATTTGGCAATATCCAAAGAATATTTAGATAAAAAAATGTATTATGATAAAGACGATGAAGATGAACCGGATGAATATTTATTTAAAGAAGAAAAATAAAATATTATTATAATATAATAATGAAAAATTGGTTACCAGTTATTATAGCGGCAAGTGTAATAGGAGGACTTGTAGTTTTAAGAGGAGGATATGTAGCTCATAAAAATTTAAATGATCCTGAAGAAAGCTATCAAACTGGAAGTAAATACATGGATAATTCTATATTTACAGGTTTTTTTGGTAAATCTGGTGGTGGTAAAAAAACAAAACACAGAAGACATAAAAAGTGTAAAAATAGTAGAAGAAAATAACAAATTAGTATTCCAATAAAGAAATATTAAGTATTTTATTGGATTTAAATTTTAATAGATCTAATTCTTTTTTCGTTGTTGGAAATTCTTGTATTCCATAAACGTCTTGAAGCAATAACCATTCAAATAAACCTCCAGAATAAATATATACATTATAAAATCCCAATGAAGTAAGTTGGCTACACTTAGTATTTATTTTTTCATCATTACAATTTCTACCATAAATAATAATTTTTATATTTTTTAATCCATTTTTTAAATACTTATTAATAATTATCTCTTCTTGACTTGCGCTTACTGTATTTGGTAATAAACATATTTGTTCTGTATCAGGTAAAGTATTTATTAATAAATGTGATTCTGAATTTTTTAAAACATATTGTACATCTTCAAAATTAATTTTTTGGATTGATTGAGAATTACCCATTATTTTATGTGTTAAAATATTTTTAAATATTAAACTTTTTAATATTTAAAAATTTATAGTTACATTAATATATATTTTAAAATATATTTAGAATATATAAATGTCATTTACTCCGGATAAAGCTAGAATGTATCAATCTAACGCTAGAGTAGAATATGTTGGTTGTGAAAAAGGTGATTGTCACAACAAAACCTGGCAGACCCCTTGCAATATTGGGAAAAGTAGTAAAATGTGTTGGAGATCGTGTTCAGTTTACAAACGTTGAGGGACACTATGTTTGGGCAGACCGCGTAAATGTTAGTATAAGAACATCAATGGGTGGGAAAAGAAAATCTAGAAGAAGAAAATCTACAAGAAGGAAATCTACAAGAAGAAAATCTACAAGAAGAAAATAAATTAAAACTTTCTTCAATATAATTTATTATTTTAATTTTGATTCTTTATAATAATTAATGAAACTGAACTACAATCTCCACCTTTTCCTTTTTAATACTTTTGGTAGCAGAAATTGACAATTCTTCTCTCTTCTTACGTGTTTTAGAATTATCAATAATTTGTTCTTTTCGTTTAGATGTACTATTACGGTTATTCATATCCTTCTCAATAATCTCATAATTTTCTTCAATATAATCAATAACTTTATTCTCAAGCGCCCATTTAAAAAAATTTAATTGACCGATTGTGGTCTCAATACAGGTGTCTTTTTTATATGGAATACTTATTCTATCCCATCGGCAGAACGGATCGAATCGTTTTTTGCTATATGCTTTTAGCTTTAATTTGTAATCTACATAGACCTTAAATCGTTTGTTCGCTTCCGCATCTTCAAATAAAGTATAATATTTTTTAGCATAATTTGTTGAAAACCAATCTACAATTCTAAGAGAGATTTTAGATTCACCAGTAATAATTTTTAACATTCGATTTAATGTTTTTTCATCTTTATAAAAATCCATTAGGTTATTTAGCAATAAATCATTTTGAGTTGTATAACTTGACGAGGCGTTCATTATTAAGTTTTTGAATAATTTATTTAAGTCGTTTAAAAAACAATATATAATTATTTAATATTTAAATTAATATATTTGAATATATATATATATATAT